ATCGACGAAGTGGTGTTGAAAGAGATTGGGTCAGAGATTTCTACGATGTTTCTGAGATGTTTGACGGTAACGAAAATGCTTGGTCAGATCTCGGAAGGCACGAACGCTTGGCTGAAGCTATGTACGACTAATGGCAGATTACATCACCATTGTAGTGTATCTACTAATACCCATCGTTGTGCTCATCGTAATCCAAACCTCGCCCAAGTAAATAGTGATGAACGATTTAGAAGTTTATTTATTGCAAGCGAAGGTCAAGTCATGGTTGGAGCTGATCTTTCTGGGATTGAGCTTCGGATGCTTGCTCATTATCTTTCTCGGTATGACAATGGTCGCTATGCGGATATTCTCCTGAATGGAGATATACATCAAATTAATGCCGACAAGATAGGAATTTCAAGGAGACAAGTCAAGACGGTTCAATACGCAATGTTGTATGGAGCTGGAGATGAAAAAATCGGACACAGTTATGACCAACAGTTATCAACCTCCAAAGCTAAGAAAAAAGGCAAAGAGATTAGATCAGCGTTTATTGACGCGGTTGACGGATTGGGTCCACTCTTGGAAGCAATTAAGAAAACTGCAGAGCAAGGCTCCATTCGATCTATCGATGGAAGAAAAATTGCGGTGGATTCACCTCACAAAGCGTTGAATTATCTATTGCAATCTGGCGCTGGTGTTATAGCTAAGCGTTGGATGGTTATAAATCAGGACCACATAAAAGAACTAAAGCTCTGCTGTAGCCAACTAGCGTTTGTACATGATGAGCTGCAATTTGAAGTAGAACCAAAACATGCCGACGATTTATGTTCATCCCTGGTACTTGCAGCTACAGAAGCTGGAGAGTACTACAACATGCGGATCAGAATTGATGCTGAAGCCGTCAAAGGAAAAGACTGGAGCACCACCCACTAATGCTATACAACAAAAACAAGAAAGAAACAAAGTCCACAAAGAAAAAGACAACACAAGGTCAAGGTCGTCTAAGTAAACCTAAAGGTGATCGCAAGATGAGTAGAGGTCAGGGATGAGAATCTTTATTGACTCTGCTAACACTGGTGAAATCATTAGATGCCTAGGTACAGGTCTTATTGATGGTGTTACTACTAACCCCAGCCTTCTAAGGAAGGTAGGTAAAGATCCTATTGAGGTCTATAAATCACTTGAGCAATTAGGTGTTGAAGATGTCTCAATGGAAGTAGTAGGCAACCTACAACAGATGGAAAAACAAGCAAATAAATTGATAAGTATGTTTGGCGATATTTGTACTGTCAAACTTCCTATGAATCAAGATGGATTGAAACTATGTAAGTACTTATCTAGTAATGGTGTACGTACTAACGTCACTTTAATCTTTAATGCTGCTCAAGCATTGCTAGCAGCTAAAGCAGGTGCTACTTATGTATCACCATTTGTTGGTCGCATTGATGACCAAGGTTACTCAGGTCTTGAGGTTGTTAGAAGTATTGCTGGCTTGTATAAAACTACTGGTCTTAGCACTCAAGTACTAGCAGCATCTATTCGAACTCCTCATAGAGCAGTTAGGTCTTATTACAACGGAGCTGATGTAGTCACTATGCCTTCACCTGTCTTTTGGCAGATGTTTGAGCATGTGTTGACTGAATCAGGTTTGCGTCAGTTTGAGGTTGATCATGAAACTTTTAATTGATGCTGATTACATTGTCTATAAGAGTTGCGCTGCTGCTGAGTACGACATTGATTGGGGCGATGATGTCATTATGGTTGGCTCTAAATTCTCTGAAGCCTACAATGGTGTAAAAAGAGATCTTGATCGTATTAGTGGTGAGTTCTTTGACTCTGAAGTAATCCTATTCTTTAGTGACTCTACTAATTTTAGAAAGCGTGTTGCTCCTGACTATAAAGGTCATCGCAACCGTAAGAAACCATGTGGCTATCGCCGTGTGATACATAAACTCCATGATGAATATAAAGTCATCCGTATGCCTGAACTGGAAGCTGATGATGCTATGGGTATCTATGCAACATCGAATGATGACTGCGTAGTTGTTTCACCCGATAAGGATATGAAACAGATACCAGGCAGGTTATACAACATGGAAGAGATGTTCACAATCGATAAACAATCTGGATGGGAATGGTTCCTTATCCAAACACTTGCTGGTGACTCAACTGATGGTTATTCAGGAGCACCAGGATTCGGTATAAAAACTAGCGCAAAATTTTTTGCCGAATACGGATACACTTGGAATAGTGTGGTCCGAGCGTTCATTCAAAAAGGTCTGACGGAAGAAGATGCTTTAAGGAATGCACGATTAGCAAAGATCCTTACAGCAGATGATTATGACAACGGACCAATACTCTTCAACCCCTCCACCGTTTCCAGTTACTGACTTAACGATGGAGCAACAATTTAAGATGAGACAACTAGAAGATGGTGTAGAGAAAGCTAGCAAAGAAGATCTTATTACTATTTTGTTAGCACTACAGCGTCAGTGTTTTGTCTTAGGAAACAACGTTAAAAACTTACTGTCTCAATGGTAAACAAATCACCCTCTCACTACACCCGTGGAGCTATTGAGGTCTGGGATTTCATTAGAGATCAAGATCTAAATTATCACCTAGGTAATGCTATTAAATATATTTGCAGAGCCGGTTTCAAATCTCCTAAGACGAAAGAGGAGGACATTAAAAAGGCTATCCACTATCTTGAAAATGAACTCGAACACAGTACGTACAACACCACGCTCTCTTTCCGACCAAGCAATTCAGTTCCGACAAGCTTATGGAATCCAGAACTCGACGGAGAACCGGACTATGCAACTGGGTTTGATCGCTGAAGAATTCGAAGAGTTCAGATCAGCTGTCAATACAGAAACATATGAGAATGAATTAAAAGAGTTAGCAGACCTTGTTTATGTCTGCTTTCAGTATGCAGAAAATATGGAATGGGATCTAGAAGAAGCACTTGATCGTGTCCATAAATCAAACATGTCAAAGCTTGGCTTGGATGGTAAACCTATCCGTCGAGCTGACGGAAAGGTTCTTAAAGGACCAGAATATCAACCACCAATTTTGAAAGATCTTGTCAATGTCTAATCTTATTTCTCGCACCGGACGGGTGCAATCATGGATCGATGATCCCGAAGGACGCTTGCCAGTGTCCTGCACAGTATTTGTTGTTGAAGACTCAATGGAGGGTCCTAATGGTATCGAAAGCTCCTGGCGTTTCGCCTCTCATGCACTCCGTAATGGCGCTGGATGCGCGATCCACCTTTCAAAACTACGACCGAAAGGAAGCGATAATGGCAATGGACTTATTGCTTCAGGTCCAGTCTCGTTTGGAAGAATTTATAGCAGCCTCAACGAAACACTAAGGAGGGGTGGAAAATACAAGAACGGTGCGATAGTGCTCCATATTGATGCATCGCATCCCGACATCGAAGAGTTTATTAGGACTCCTCGTGATCAACTGCCATGGGTCAAGCGATGTGTAAACATCACTGATGAATGGTGGAACGATATGGATCCACTAACTAAACAGTATCTATTAGGAGCAATTAAAGCCGGTGACATCTGGCTCAATAAAGTTAAGTATGAAGGAACAAAGAGAATACGTGGAAACGTTTGTCTTGAAGTGTACCTGCCCTCCAGAGGAACCTGTCTGCTACAGCACGTCAACCTCGGAGCCTGTACATATGAAGACATCCCAAAAGCTTACCGTGTCGGGATGCAAGAACTATGTGAGTTACATTCAAGAACGGGTGTGGGAGAGACTGGAGAGTACTTATCTTCTGCCACTGATAGACAGGTTGGACTTGGAGTATTGGGTCTCGCGAATCTCTTGCGGAGATACAACGTTAGTTACGAGCAGTTTGGACGTGCACTCCAACAATTTAATAACAACGAAACAAAAGCAACAGTAGCTTATGAGCTTGTTGCTCGCATTGCTCAGGGGATCAAGGAAGCGTCTGAAATTGCTCGTCAATACAATATGGTTCGAGCCTTTGCAATCGCTCCTACTGCGTCTTGTAGCTACCGCTCACAGGACACAGATGGATTTACTTGTGCACCTGAAATAGCACCACCTATTGCACGGACTGTTGACCGTGACTCTGGCACCTTTGGTGTCCAAACATATGATTATGGCGAAGTAGAAATTGCATCCGAAGTTGGATGGGATAATTACAAAGCTGTTGCTGACGGTATCATGAAACTATACCAAAGCAGTGGACTTCTTCACGGATACTCTTTTAATTGGTGGTCAGATATGGCAACAATGAATGAGGAATTTATTGAAGAGTGGCTTAAGTCTCCACAAACCTCTCTTTACTACAGTCTCCAAGTAATGGGTGATGTACAAGATAAGTCTGATGCATACGCTGCTCTTGATGAGGAGGATGTTGATAGATATCTTGCCGACCTATTTGAAGGAGTTAATGAACCTCAATGTGATTGTGCAGAATGAACCCCTACGAAAAACTAATGGCGCGGAAGCGCAAATGGTCTCCAGTGAGACCTGTTGCCGGTACATGCCGGGAAGGCGCAGAAGAGACGATACACCGTGCTCTTGCCTTGAGACATATGGAACTACCTGTGGGAGATTTTATAACTGATGCCCTGGCTGATGAAGTGCCGTCTATGGCACGCGACTTACTCCTGTCAAACGTCACCGATGAAGAGAACCATGACTTGGCTCTCGGTTACATCGCCGATGCTTACGGTGTTGATGACAAGGCAGAAGCAGAAGCACTTAAACTTAAAGAAGCGTGGACTTCGCATCCAGATCACACTGTGCTCAAAGCAATGGTTGCCGAGCGTGCGATTTTCTTCGTACTTCTCCCCTTTTTTCGGTGGAATGGTGATGCTGGAATGCGTACCGTATCCGCCGACATCTCAAGAGATGAGCAAATTCATGTTGCAGCCAACTCTCTCGTGTGTACGGAACTTGGACTCAGACCGTCTGCTTCCCTGGATAAACTCAGGAAGGCAACAATCAACTGGGTTATGCAACCACTAGGTAGAAACTCAGAGGTCAGATATTTAGACAAAAAATTTTGGCTAGATAGTAGTGACAACCTGATGTATCAGGGCAAAGCTCCACAGTTTGCAGCCACTAAATCTGGTCGTATGCCTGCTTTTTTTGAACACAGTAATGTCAACCTCCCCTCGTACGCTTAGTATTTTAGAAGCTAGAGGCATTGAACTCAATGCCATTATCAACCAATTAAATAATAACTTTCCACCTTTTAACCCTAGTCCTACTGACGACATGAACATGATTATGTACAAAGCTGGTCAACGTTCTGTCGTTGAGTGGCTGTTAAATAGAATAGAGGAGGAGACTAATGGCGTATCAGAATGAATACTTAGAAGGCTACTCACAATTTTGGGATTCTTTTCAAGGTCGCATTCTTGATGGAACAATAGCGCAGGTAGATATTCAACAGCTACGTCAAATAGTACCTGATATTAGTGACGCAGAGTTTTCTCAGTTAATGAATGAAGCTCTGACTGAAGTTTCATCTGATCCTAGATATTTTCATAATGCTAACGAAGGAGTTGATAGCGTTGTCATTACTAATAATGTCCGAAACCCGGATGGAAGTTACCAAGTAGTCTGGGATGGCGCGATGCTGGACGGTAGTGGTGGACTACCTGATGCAAATTATTATGCAGGTGCTGTTGGTTTCATTCCTGAATTCGTCGAAGGTGGAGAAGGATGGAGAGATGCATTAGATGCTTACATAGAAAGACAGTGGGATATATTTAGAAATGAACATAACAATATATTCCTAGATGGCGATGGGAATGATTTAGACATTCAAAATAGTTTCCTTGGTCACACAGTAGGTGTTGAAGGCACAGACAAAGATGAATTCGAAGAGAAGTTACTTGACTTTCTAGAAGATGAGGACAGCATTGGTCATGAAATCTATTTAGATATTAGACGTGGCAATGAGCCTGGTGATTTTAGGTGGCAAGACCCAGATGGAGATGTTCATTTCCAATATTGGGATCCTGCACAAGTACCTGACCCACCAGAACAAGAAGTAGAACGAGACTACAATCCATATCTTCCTGAATATGATCTTAATATTCAGCCATGGGAAATGGAATATCAGGCAACAGAACATCTAGGTAGACCTGATCCCAATTATGTTTCTGATCAACTTCGTAATTTTGAAGCATTGTCTGATGAAGAAAGACAGGCAATACTAGATGCTACTGGTTTAACTGAAGAAGAATGGAGACAATTAGATGCTGATTACGTAGCTGACCTGACTGCAAGAGGACTTAATATTAAACCTTATAGTCAAATAGAGTCTGAACTTCTGGCTGAAGCTGCAGGTATTGAGGAACGATATCAAGAAATGGTTTCTAATAGATCTTTTAATTCAGAAGAACTAATTAACATGTTTCAACCAGAAAATTATGAAGTGGAAGATTACAATATTAACAGAGATATAACTACTAGACAGCAGACCTTAGATCAAATGGCTAGGTTTGACCCTGATCCTTTAAGTCGTCAAGGTCCTGTTCAAGTATTACCTACTCGTGAATATGGTGAATGGGAAGGTACTTATGTATCGGAACAGCCAGACTATACTTACTATAGACCTGATCGAGAAGAGTTTGTTGCTGAACCTTTAGATCCTCTTGATCGAGGTGAGGACTTTGATCCTGATTATGGTCGTCCAGATGATCCTGAATATACAGGTAATGATCCTGATCTAGGAAATCCTGATGATGGTACACCTATAGATGATGATGGTACACCTATAGATGATGGTGATGATGATGGTGGAGGTACACCTATAGATGATGGTGATGATGATGGTGGAGGTACACCTATAGATGATGGTGACCCTGAACCAGAAGTTGAACCTGAACCAGAAGTTGAACCTGAACCAGAAGTTGAACCTGAACCACAAACAATGCCTTGGGATGGACTTGAAGCTAAAGATTGGTTCCCTGAATGGAAGAGAAGCCTATCAAGTGGTCAAAGTGGTAGTTCATTCCTTAGAACAACAGATGCTGATGGTAACGTTGGGGGTTACGAAGTTAACTATGACAACCGAGATGGGTTTAGGTACAAGATTACTGACCTTTCTACTGGTAGGAGAGTTAAATGGAATGATCTAGATGATGTTGCTAAATATAATTTAACTCCACAAGAAGTTAGAACTGAGCACAACCGTGAGCAATCAGGAATGCAAAGAGCAACCTTTAGAGACGGTAATTTCATCACATGGGATGAAGACGGTAATGAGGTGATATTAGATTCGGTGTAACAACAAGAATAAATTATTATGAAAGACACGGCTTACAGTCGGTACTCTCTCCTTCGATCAGATAGAGATCAGTACCTAGAGACTGCTATGGAAGCAGCTAAACTAACTCTTCCATATCTCATCCGTTGGGATGATGAGGATAATGTCAAATCTAGGAGATCTCTTCTAACACCCTGGCAAAGTGTAGGAGCTAAAGGTGTTGTCACCTTGGCTTCTAAGCTTATGCTGGCATTGATGCCTGCTCAAACTAGCTTCTTCAAACTACAACTAGATGAAGCTAAGTTGATTGAACAGGATATGGATGCACAGGTTAGGACAGAGTTAGATCTTAGTTTTGCAAAGATTGAACGCACAATTAATGAACTGATCTCAGCTTCTGACGATAGAGTTGTTATCCATCAAGCAATGAAACATCTTGTTGTTGCTGGCAATGCTCTTATCTTTATGGGTAAGGATCATCTTAAATTGTATCCATTGAATAGATACGTTATCGACCGTGATGGTGAAGGTAATGTAATTGAAATTATTACTCGTGAACGAATTAATCGTGACCTAGTAATGGAACAGATGCCTGCTGAATTTAAACAAGCAGTTAATCGTGTTGGTGATGATGGTGAACACAGTGATGCTGAAGACCATGACGTTGATGTGTACACTCACGTATTACGTGATGACAAGAACTACGTATGGCATCAAGAGTGTCAAGGTTATGTGTTAGAGGGTTCCTATAGCAAGGCACCTGTAGATAACACTCCTTGGATTGCACTGAGATTCAATACTGTTGATCAGGAACCTTATGGTCGTGGTCGTGTTGAAGAATTTATGGGTGATCTTAAGTCACTCGAAGCACTCTCTCAGGCACTCGTAGAAGGCTCCGCAGCAGCAGCTAAAGTTGTCTTTGTTGTATCACCTTCAAGCACCACTAAACCACAGACCCTGGCTCAAGCTAGGAACGGTGCCATTGTCCAAGGTAGACCTGAAGACATTGGTGTTGTACAAGTAGGTAAAGGTGCTGACTTCCAGACTGCTGCACAACAGATGCAGGTACTGGAGAAGCGATTAGCTGAAGCATTCATGGTTCTTCAGGTAAGAAACAGTGAACGTACTACTGCTGAAGAAGTACGCATGACACAGATGGAACTAGAGCAACAGCTTGGTGGATTATTCAGTTTACTTACTGTTGAGTTCTTGGTTCCTTATTTAAATCGTAAGATGACAATGCTTACTAAAGCAAAGTCTATTCCTAAGATTCCTAAAGACTACGTTAAACCTACAATTATTGCTGGTCTTAATGGTGTTGGTCGTGGCATGGATCGTGAAGCATTAACTAATTTCATGACCACTGTTGCTGGAACCCTTGGACCTGAGGCAATGATGAAGTTCATCAATAGTGATGAAGCAATTAAACGACTAGCAGCTGCAATGGGTATTGATACTCTGAACCTTATTAAGAGTATGCAAGAGCAACAGCAAGAACAACAAGCTGCTCAAAACTCAGCCATTGATATGGAGATGGCTAAGCAAGCTGGACAATTTGCTCAGCTAGATCAGCAGCAGCAACAAATGCAAATGCAAGCACAACAATGACAGAAGAAACTAAACCAACTAAAAGAACTCGTAAGAGTAAAACACCTGAACAAAGTCAAGCAGAACTTCCTCCTACACAAGAGGAGCGATCACTTGGCATTGCAGGTAATCCTAATAAGTATGCACCGAAACCAAAGATTGGTAACCCCACCCTCGGACGTTCCACCAATTATGTGGATTCGGTTGGACTTGGTAATTTGAAAGTAAGGAGTGCTAATGGCTACACTGACGTATGATGCATCCGAAGCTCCTGAAGGAGGAGAACTTACTGCAGAAGAACAAGATAGTCTTGCAGTAGGTGAACGGATTGCTGAACAGCAAGAGCAATTGCTAGCTGGTAAATATAAAGATGCTGAAGCTTTAGAGAAAGCATATATTGAATTGCAATCTAAGTTCAGTAATGGTGAACGAGAACAAGCATCACCAAAAGAAGAAGCTACAAAAGAAGAACCACAAGAACAAGAAGTAAATTTCTTTGATGCTTTGTGGGAAGAATCGCAGAATGATAAAAAAGGATTCTCTGAGTCTATCCAAAACAAGTTGGAAGACATGAGTAAATCTGATCTAGCTGATGCTTACCTTGACGCTCGTAGCAAACAAAATCAAAAGCCTAAAGGTGACATCACACAGGCTGATATTGATAGCGTCAAGGAAATGGTAGGTGGTGAGAAATCATATAAGTCAATGGTTGAATGGGCACAGAAATCATTCAACAAAGAAGAGGTCTCCATGTTTGATCGAGTAATCGAGAGTGGAGACCGTGCATCTATCTTCTTTGCAGTTCAAGCCTTACAAGCTCGTTATGCGAGTTCGGAAGGTGTTGAAGGTAAGTTGCTCACAGGTCGTTCTCCAAGACCTGAGAGTAAAGATGTATTCAAGAGTCAGGCTGCAGTTGTCCGAGCTATGAAGGATGCTAAGTATGACTCTGATCCTGCTTATAGGCAGGAAGTAATGGAGAAACTCTCACGTTCAAATATTGATTTTTAATTATGCCTTACGGACCTGGTACATACGGAACTAAGAAAGGAAGACCTCCTGTTAAAAAATCAACAACTAAAAAATCAACAACTAAAAAAAAGTAAACCCTAATTAATTATTTAAATGAAATCTATTATTGCTACTGGTATCCTCCTGTCCATTGCTGCTCCGGCAGTTGCCGGACCCTATGCAAACATCGAGAACAATGCCTCTTGGCAGAATTCTGAATTCGGTGTTGGACTAACAGAAGTCCACGCTGGTTATGAATTTGGTAGTGGCATTTATGTTCAAGGTGGTCCTGCCTTCGTATCTACAAAAGATGCTGCAGGTTCTACTGAGTACTCCGGCAAGCTGGGGTTCGGTACTGACCTGTCAACTGATCTGAACCTTTATGGTGAAGTATCTTTCCTAACTGAAGACAAAGAGTTTGATGTTGATGAACTCAGCATCGGTACAAAAGTAGGTGTAACCTACAAGTTCTAAGTAAACTTTGCGGTGGGTGGGTAGGTCATTTAATTTAACTAACTATGGCATCTAGTATTCTTAAACCAAGTGTTAGTAGTACCTGGGATGATTTTTGTTCCTGGGTTACTTCCACTAATAATCGTCTTTATGTTGGTTGGTTCGGAGTCCTTATGATTCCCTGCTTGTTAGCAGCAACCATTTGTTTTGTAATGGCGTTCGTCGCCGCACCTCCCGTTGACATCGATGGCATTAGAGAACCAGTTTCAGGATCACTCCTATACGGAAACAACATCATCTCAGGAGCAGTTGTTCCCTCAAGTAATGCAATCGGGCTACATTTTTACCCCATCTGGGAAGCCGCAAGTCTTGACGAATGGCTCTACAACGGCGGACCGTATCAGCTCGTCGTGTTCCACTTCCTCATTGGTATCTTTGCTTACCTGGGAAGAGAATGGGAACTTAGTTATCGACTAGGCATGCGCCCCTGGATCTGCGTTGCTTACAGCGCACCTGTGGCTGCAGCATCTGCCGTGTTTCTTGTCTACCCATTCGGTCAGGGATCCTTCTCTGACGGTATGCCGCTCGGTATCTCCGGTACGTTCAACTTTATGCTTGTTTTTCAGGCAGAGCACAACATTCTTATGCACCCCTTCCATATGCTGGGCGTTGCTGGAGTGTTCGGTGGTTCTCTATTTAGTGCTATGCACGGCTCTTTGGTTACATCTTCACTCGTACGTGAAACCACAGAATTTGAATCACATAACAATGGATATAAATTTGGACAAGAAGAAGAGACGTACAACATCGTTGCAGCTCATGGCTACTTCGGTCGTCTCATCTTTCAATATGCTTCGTTCAACAATAGCCGTAGCCTTCACTTCTTCCTGGCTGCCTTCCCGGTTGTTGGTATTTGGTTCACTGCCCTTGGTGTTAGCACCATGGCTTTTAACCTAAACGGTTTTAATTTTAATCAATCAATTGTTGAAACTCACGGTCATGTTATCCCTACATGGGCTGACGTTTTGAACCGTGCAGACCTTGGTCTTGAGGTAATGCATGAACGCAATGCTCATAACTTCCCGCTTGATCTGGCTAGTAATAACATTGTACCAATTGCATTAAAAGCACCGGCTGTTGGTTAATTCAATCATTCCACCCATTTATATGCTTTTTACTTCTAGAATAAAATGGCTATTTCACTTAGTAACTATACGTCTGCAATTAGTGCAGTAACGTATGCAGTTAATACTACCGGTGATGCAATGTTTACAAGCACCATTGGTAGTTCTGACTCCCCTGATTACACAGCTGATAAGACTGAAGCTAACACTCAATGTGTTGCTGTTAGCCCTGCTGCTACAGAGAGAGTCGCATGATAGAAGCACTGATACCTGTGGGTGTTGCAATGGCGACCGGCTTCAGTGTGCTTATTCGTTCACTTTACACCCGAGTACACGAATTGGATCAAAGAATAGATGTGTTTGAACTTAGAGTTGCTGAAGATTACGTAAGTAAAAATACTTTTCAAACCGCTTTAGATCGAGTTGAAGGACACATGATCCGTATTGAAGACAAATTAGACAAAGCTCTATCATGATCACCCTTATTAAACCAATTCTACTTACATTTTTGACCTCTACTTCGGTAAAGAAACTTGTTGTTGATCTCCTTAGTGCTTATGCTAAGTCTACTGATAACACTCTTGACGATGCTGCAGTAGCAATGGTTAAAAATAGTCTACTTCCAGAATAATTATCTAGTACGTTCATCTATGTGGAACTTACAATGTACAACTGATTCTGCTATTATTATACGTGATGCACTGCGTCTGTATAAAGAACGTTGGTCAGGTGGTCATCCATCTGAACAAGAAGCGATAGCATATCTTGAATATGAATTCAATAAGTTGGTACTTGAGTCTACATTAGACGCATAATCACCATGCATGGAACGGGGCATGGATTACTAGGTACTAACAATGTCTATGAATCTCATTCGTTTTCTCGCTAACCAAAAGAAAAAAGCTGATCGTTATTACGTTGATGCTTTGCGTTATCGAGGTGTGGTTTACAAAGAAATTGGCTGAGTAAAAGCTCACAGGGAGGTGCAAGTCCTCCCGTCAATCTTTGGCTTTAGATCCCTTCCGAGGATACGTCTATTGCCGAACCGGTTCGGTGGGTGATAACCGAAAACAATATTACAACTGAATAACTTCTATCGCGATAGAGGATCTTTGCAAATTATACCTCTTTAAAAAAATGACTGCTACTGCTGGTACTCCTCCAAATAGTACTTCAACTCCGCTGGGTTCGATTAACTCTAGCCCACAACTTGCACTTTCCACAGCTACAAACGCAACGACTCCTGGTTATCAGCCGGGTGTAGATTCTGGAAAGTATGCCTTGTATCTCAAACTCTTTAGTGGTGAGATGTTCAAGGCTTATGAATCTGCATGTATCGCTAAGGGCACGGTCCAGAACCGTCAGCTCCGTAACGGTAAGTCTATGCAGTTCATCTTCACTGGTCGCATGCAGGCGGAATATCACACACCTGGAACTCCAATCCTAGGTAGTGGTGATCCCCCGGTGGCTGAGAAGACCATTGTCATGGATGACCTGCTGATTTCCTCAGCTTTCGTTTATGACCTGGATGAAACTCTTGCTCATTATTCCCTTCGTTCTGAGATCTCCAAGAAGATTGGATATGCTCTGGCTGAAGCTTATGACAAGAAGATCTTCCGTACTGTCGCTCTGGCAGCACGCGAAGCTCATCCTGTAACTGCTGCACCTGGTCCTGAGCCTGGTGGTTCTACCATCGCTCTTGGTGCTAACAAAGAGTTCAATGCTCAAGCACTGGTTGACGGCTTCTATGAAGCTGCTTCAATTCTCGATGAAAAGAATGTACCCCGTGAAGGTCGTTTCGCTGTACTGTCACCACGTCAGTACTATGCACTCGTATCTCAGGTTGATACCAATATCTTGAATCGTGACTATGGCAACACTCAGGGCAACCTGAACAGTGGTGAAGGTCTGTATGAAATCGCTGGTATCTCTATCAAGCGTTCTAACAACCTGCCCTTCATGCTGAGTGGTGGCAACGTTTCTGCTGTTGCTGGTGAGAACAACTTCTATGGTGGTGACTTCAGTAAGCACGCTGGTCTGATTTATCAGAAGGATGCTGCTGCTGTTGTGGAAGCCATCGGACCTCAAGTCCAGACCACTGGATCTGATGTTCGCACCATGTATCAAGGTGACATCGTTGTTGGTCGTCTTGCCATGGGTGCTGGAACACTGAACCCCGCCGCTGCTATTGAGCTGTGGGCTGCTGATTCTGTTTCTTATAGCTGAGGTATAACATGCCTGCTACACCTGGAACATCAGCACGTAAGGTTATCGATCCTTCTGTTGCTTGCCAAGATAAGGACCGAAATGTAAAACCTACAAATCCAATTGCTTCATCTACTCAAGATCCTTTCTTTGGTATTGAAGCAGGACGTTCTGCTTAATTAAAAATTTATTATGGCAAACCCTGTATCTGCTGCTGGCGACAATGGAGTCGCTGGCGATAACTATGCCGTGAGTGGTGGCGATGCTGCTATTCGGGCTTCTGTAGCACGCTCACAGCGTGGCTATGGATCTGCTGTAGCTGCATCTTCTGTATCCAGCTTCACCAGAAGTCTCCGCTTTGCTTATGGCAATGGTCAAGAGGCTGACGCTCCCGCTGTGGATCGTTCCTGATAATAATAACGGGCTCCTTCGGGAGCCTTTTTTTTTATTCCTTATTGAGAACTAATCTCATATGACTCTATCTAAATCTAAAAGTGAGCTTAATGCTGTCAACCAGATGCTTCAAAGCATCGGTCAAGCTCCCGTCACAACCCTTGAACAATCCAACCCGGACGTTGCAATTGCTTATGACACCCTTATGCAGGTGTCTAGGGATGTGCAGGCTGAAGGATGGACTTTCAATAAAGAATATCATTACTCTATGGCATTAAATACTGACGGTACTGTTGATGTACCTGACGGTATGCTGCAATGTATGCTTTCTCCTGATAAAGCAGAGAACGCTAATAAGAGAGCAGTCCTTCGATCCAGAGATTCAGTCTCACCAACAGGTTCAGTTGTTAGAAAATTGTATGACATTATTAGTCATACATTTGTTTGGACTTCTAGACCATGCTGTGACATCGTTTGGTTCCAGGATTATGTAACTATCCCAGTACCTATTCAAACTTATATTATCGCTAGAGCTTCTACTATGTTTGCTCAGCGTACAACTGGGGATGGTCCTCAAGTTGCCATGTTGCAGACACAAGAAGTACAGGTCAAAGCCTACGCGCTTGAGTATGAAACACAACAAATTCGTCGTTATTATCATGGCTATAACGATGAAGGTAACTGGTATCAAAGCTATGAACCGTACCAAGCACTTGCAAGATAATGGCAGCAGTAACACAAACTATTCCATCATTTATCCAAGGTGTCTCACAACAATCTGAAGTCGAAATGGCTCCAGGTTTCATGAATGAGATACAGAATGGTGTACCGGATGTAACTTTCGGTCTACAGAAACGAGTTGGAACTAAATATTTATTCAGTCTTCCTGGCATAACAGCCGCTGAAGGTGAAAGTGGATTTTGGTTTTCAATTGTTAGACAAGAAGATGAACCATATTTTGGTGTAATTATACCTGCTACTGTAGATGGAAGTGGTACTATTACTTCCTATGGTAATATAAAAATATGGAACTTTAGTGGAACTGCATGTACAGTCAATTTCCCTGCTCATAGTGATGGTTCTGCTGGTAATACATATTTAAGTGGTTCTACCAGAGATGACTATAAGGTACTGAGCATTGAGAAATCTAATATTATCCTTAATAGATCTAAAGTAGTAACTGAAAGTTCAACAACTATTCCCTCTGCAACTGTAGAACGTGTGTCTACTTATGCAGACCTTCCTACTACAGGTATTTCTACGACAACTGTTTATCAGATTATTAACTCTAAAGATACTGATAAAGATGATTACTATGTTCAATATATTAATGATGCTTGGACTGAAGTAGCAAAACCTGGTATCACAGATGGGTTTAATAACTGGACAGCTCCTCATGTACTACGTAAGATTTCTGCTACTGAATTTACTTTTGAAGAAGCTAACTATGTAGATAGAGCTGTAGGAGATAACGTAACTAATCCGCATCCTAGCTTTGTTAACCAAACAATCGAGGACTGTTTCTCATACTTTAATAGAATTGGATTCTTATCTAATGCTAATGTAATTCTATCAGCATCACTAAGACCTGATTACATTAATGCAGGTAATCAACCTGTTAATTTCTACGGTAAGTCTGCACAGGTTCTAATCGCTTCTGACCCTGTTGATTTGAACGCTGTAAGTGTTAGGTCCATCCTGCTTACAAGTGTCCTTCCAGCAGCTCAGGGGTTAGTTCTGTTTAGTAATAATGAGCAGTTCATGCTGTTTGCAGATCAAGGTGTTGTTACACCACAGACTGCAATTATTAAATCAATCAGCAACTACGAACTAGATCCTATAGTTCCACCGGTTGAATGCGGAGAAGAATTTTACTACATAAACAAATCAGCCAATTTTACTCGTACCTTGATGATGATCACAAGAGGTATGGAGAATGATCCTATGGTTACTGAAGCTAGTAGACTAGCTCCTGAATATGTACCTTCTACTGTTAATAACTTATACGCTAATCCACAGAACAAATTTATAGTTCTTACTGATAGTAATCAAGAATACATGTGGTTCTTTAAAACTCATGTTGAAGGTCAGCAAAGGATGATGAATGCATGGTTTAAATGGAAGCTTCCAGGCAATGTACTTAGTTGTGTATTTAATGCTGATAATATTTTTACTATTATATCAACAGACAATAAACTTGTAGTAACGAGTGCTCCTTTGAATGAGTCAGCTGACGCTGAAATTCTTCTAAATAAAGATACAACTAATGCTACGTTTACTGGTATTGGTCCTCATCTTGATATGTGGACTAAAGATTTAACATCAGTCAGTTATAACGCAACAACTGATATAACTACTATTACACCTACTTCTGACTATCCAATTATAGATAGTACTGAATATGAACCTATTGTAGTTTTAAGTGCAGTTACTGGTACTTCTACTTCTGCTAGTAGAGGTATGATGTTCCCACTTACTGTTCAATCTAACGGAACGTTTACTACTCCTGGCAATCGTACAGGTGATCAAGCTAATTTTATCTTAGGTTATAGATATGAAATGATCTATGATCTACCAACTACCTATATGAGAACAAACTCAGGTTCTGATTATACTGCTTCTTTAATCGTTTCAAGATACAAATTCTCATTCCAAGATTCTGGATCAGTTGATTTTCAGATAACTGATATTGACAATACATTTGATTATACGGATATTAGTTCTGTTACTTATTCAGAATCGTATCTTACTGACGACTTACCAATTTTCCAGAAGGTGTTATTCACAGTACCAGTTTATAGAAGAAATGAATTCTTCAGATTTAGAGTTTTTAGTAACTCACCCTTTCCAGCAACACTAAATAAGATGGCATGGGAAGGTCATTATTCACCTAGATTCTATCAAAGAGGTTAATTTATGTCAGCAGAAATTGCACTATTAGCTGTTAGCTTGGGCTTAAATATATTTGGTGCGGCACAAGAAGGTGCTGACGCTGAAAGAATTATTCAGCACCAATATGAAGCTAATATGGATAATTATGAGTTTCAAAAAACTCAGCGTGAAAATCTATATAACTATGAGAAAGATGTTGTAAAAGCTGCGGCAGAAGAAAATGCTGCTCGTGAGCGCAACTATCGAATGGGTGTCGATCTACAGAATTGGCAAATAGAAAATGACAGAAGGCTTGACGATTACGACGCAAAGCTTGCTGCTCGTACTCAGTCTCTTGACGATTATGAAGAGCAAGAAAGGCTTAATGATTTATCAAGAGAATTAGCTTTAAGGCAAACACAACAGAAATATAATGATCAAGAGACTGCTTTAGGATTTCAAAATCGGGAAGAACTTCAGAAACAACTAGGTCAATATAATCAACTTATAACACAGTTAAGTGAAGGACAAAACATTGTTGATGATGCATTGATGCAGGAAACTATCAGAGAAACTCAAGCACTCAGGGATAGGGATCAACAACTCGACGAAGCTAATTACAACTTAGATATGATCAGAGAGCAAGCTGCTGAACAACAGACTACTACTGATCTTCAAAATGTACTCCTTCAAGAACGTGTCAATACTGCACGAACTGGACGTGATGAACAGTTGATGTTGCTTGAGCAAGGCAAGGAAACAGATGAATTGGCTACTGATAATGCTATCTACCGTAATCAACTAGAAACTACACAGCAAGTTGCACTTGAAGGTCTTAAGCTAGATCAAACAACAGCTTCTTTGGAAGGTTCTTTTTCTGATAAAAAATTAGCTTCAGACCAATTAGTTGAAAGACTAAAAATTAAAAAAGAAGGTGACGACTTAGATATAGATCAGAAGGTTGCTCAATTAGATGATGAGCAAAAGTATTATATCTTTAGTCGTGATACTGAAGCTGGTGATTTAGGTACTGAACTAGAACTGACACGTCTTGAATATCAACAGAATCGTGCTGCACTTTCTTTTAAACAAGAAGCTAATCGATTAAATCAACTTGAACAAGCAGGTAAATTAGATGCCTTAGGACGTAAAGGTATTAGTGCTGCTAGAACAGTTAATAATATATTGGCTGCATCTGGTCGTCAAGGAGCACAGCTTACTGATGCTATCCTTCGTGGCAAGACAACCTTTGACACTAAAGTTGATAACATTGAACGTAGAAAATCTAATGTAGAGAAGAAACTAAGTCTACAGACTGCCTCTACTCAGCTTAAGAAGGACGATTTAAGTATTGGTCAGAAAGGTCAAATACAAGCTTTGTATGATGAAGAAGTAAAACAAGCTGAGGATACCATTAGGCAGCAAGAAGATACTAAAGAAAGAAATGTCTTAGAAGCTGAAGCTATGTCTGAGCTAAGCATTGGACAAACGCAGCAACGTTCTATTCAAGCTATTGGTGATCTTACAGAATCAAGAGCACTTCGTAATGATCAGGCTTACCAAAAAGCTGTTTATACAAATGATAAATTTCAAGATGCTTTTAACGCATTAACTGCTGAACAAAATTTGTTAGCAGATTCTCTTCAAAGACAACTGAATGCATTTAGCCGTCAAACCGGTACAATTAATCAGAAGAAAGATTTTATCAGAGAAAATTATGATGTTGCTATTGTAGCCGCACAAGAAGTTCATGATTCTGCATTACGTAGATATAACACTACGAATGAAGCAGTACAGATGGAACGTGATCGTATGGCAACTCAGGATCAAATAATTGCTGATCAGTACGAGGCATCTCTTCTATCTGCTAGTCAAGCCAAGGTTGCAAGTGATGCACGTATTGAATTAGATCGTGAATTTGCTAACTTAACTGCTGACAAGACAGTCCTACCTGAACCTGTACTTGCTCCTGAACCACCGGCTCCAATTGTATATCCAGAAACTGTATTCGGAGATCCAATGGAACCTGTTGATCTTCCTGTACCTGAAAAAGGTGGTTCACCTGGTGTTAATTATGCAGGCGCTATAGCGACATTTAGTAGTCAGTTAGCGGGTGCTATTAATTAACCCTTAACCTTGGATAAAACAAAATTATGGCTTATCAATCATTTGGGAGCTACGGCTCCTTTAAATTTGCTCCTGACCTAGGACGTTCTCGTAAGATCTTACAAGTAAGAGAGGAGGAACGTGCAGGTCAAGATAGGTATCAAAACTTATTAAAGCAACAACAAACGAGTTACCTGGACTATATGAGGCAAAAGCTTCGTAGTGAACAAACTCAGCGTGACAGGAATTTTCAATTAGAACAAGAATTTAATAAGCAGTATCAAGACGCTAAAAATGTAAACATGAATACTGAGCGTCTTGAATTAGAAGCAATACAACGTCAGTCTGGTGATTTTGCTAGAGCTATGGCTGACTTATCTATGACTCTTGGTAAGAAATTTATTGAAAAGAGTAAGAAAGATAAGGCGGAAAAAGATGCTAAGGAGCAACAAGAGGAACAGAGAAAATTTAGGCTTTTAACTCCAGAAGAAAAGCGAGAAAAATATCGTTTCCATAACGCTGCAGAAGCTCTCCAAAGCGGTAGGGATAGTGCTGGTCTTGGCATGGCTAATAACCTTGAGAAACAAGGTGTACCTTCCACAGAACTTGAACCAATCAGACAGTCTCATGGCGGTACTCGAACTGTTAATCAATTAAAGGCACAACTAATCCATGTAGGTGCACATCTCTCTGATATAGCTGCTGAAAACAAAGACTATAAATTTGATGTCGTTGATCCTGATACTGGTGAAAGGCTTCAATTAACCTATGAAGAAGGTCTGCAACGTGGTGGTGCAATTGCTATTGCAGTTTCTGAAGCACTTACTGAGAAAACAGCTGAGCATTTTGGGTTCACTAAACCAAAAAGTAAGGGCGGTCTTAGTACAGAATTTGTCAACGAAAATTTTTATGATGTTGCTGATTCATATCATAAGAGAATATTAGCAGAAAATGAGGCAAGACTTAGTGGACAGAAAAAGCTAATAGCTGAAGACAATGCTTCTAGAAGTTTACTACAAGGCTTGCACAATGACATAGTTAAGATTGACGGTATCACAAGAGCCGATTCAATGGCTAATTACGCTATTAAGGTTGCTGCTGAGAATTCAGGTCTTTATAATAAACCAGGCACTAATGAGCCGGATCTTGCTTATATTCGAGATAATGTAATCATTCCTGAGCTCAGAGAGCTTTTAGAATCTGGTGGTTTGGATGATAAATTAGATGTCGTAGAAAGTTATTTATTACAACAAAGAATTAAAATTCCGGGATCTGATAAATTTACATCTTTAGCTAATATAAAGACTAGCGTACCTTTAAACGAATTATTTGCTGCAGTCAAAGAGCGTAAAAGATCAGTCGAATCTGCAAGGGAACAAGAGTTTATGGCAGCTGCTCTTGAAGATACTAATGGACTGATTAGACGTGCTACTAGAGATGGTGTGTTTAATCCTAGTGAACGTACGTCAATTAAAAAACTACTCCTTCGTACTTACAAAGGAACAAACCCTAAGGCTTACAAGGCTTCGATGGATCTTTTAGAAAATTATGCCGTCGATGATTCTGTAAATATCAATCAGGAGGAAAGATATAATGAAATGGAGAAAGCTGCCAATAATGGCAACTTAAAACCAATTGATGTTCAACAAAACTCTCATTGGCTTGGTACAGAAAGAAACAAAAAACTTCTAGATATTATTGAAGTTAAAAATCCGACCAGTCCTGAGCTGAAGGAATTTTCTATGACCAACCTTAAGACACAAGGGGAAGGTATATATCGAAAATTCTTCAAGAAGGAAGATACTGGAAAAATTTTAGACGGTAGTGTTTTCTTTGCTAAAGCAATGATGCCGGGAACATTTGAAAAATTTTATGCTCAGATGAAAACTGATCCTGCACTTGCTTCACAAGGAGATGTAGTAGTACATAGAGAAGCATTTAAGGCTACTCTTCGTTATGTAGAAGAAGGTCTTACAGATCCTACTAATCCCTTCTACGCTATACCTGCAAGTAAGGCTAAAGGGAATGTAGGTTATGTTGCTGCATTTAAAGTAAGCGATTACTCTATCGCTCAAAGTACTTTCACTGCTCAGCAGAGAAAAGAGATAATTGACAATCCATCCAACTTGTCCACTACAGTATATCTAAGTGATAGACATTTGGACAACATCGAATCTGCTATTGATAACGGACGAATGATTCCTTATACCGAATGGACAAATAACCTGGCTAGAGATCTAAAAGTAATGCCGTATGAGATTGTTAATTCTCAACTAAAAGCTCGTGGCAGTGATAGAAAAATCAAACCTGGTTATTTCGATAAACTTGCTGAGGTTGCTCAGGACGATGCAGAACTAAGTTATATGGCTGCTAATCCTACATTAGCGAGGAGGGTCGCTGTAACAACAGCCACTGGTAATGCACCTGATGTAGTTCCAGCTGGTGATCAAGGTGCTCCTGCTGTAGCTCAACTAGCTCACGTCTCAGGTTCTCTTGCACCTCCTATATTATCTGCTATGTGGAAAGTAGATACTGCTAATGGTGATGCTGTATTAGGATCAAATAATCTTTTTAGTTTTAACAAACAAAATGGTCAAGGTATTACTCCGACTCAGGAAGTCTATAATACACCTCTAGAAGCTGTTAAAGTAGCTGCTGAATTGACTAATAATATTCCGGGCTTCAAGTCAGCTATGACCTATGGAGAAGCTGCTGAAGCTATTGCTAGGCTTTACCCGAACGATCCAAACTATGCAAACAAGTTAACTTCAGCTTTGAGTGAAATAGGTTTTAGAGCTAGTGAACCTATCAATATGGTGCATACAGGTAATCCAACATCTAATCCTCTATTTATGTCAAAAACTGTAGCTAATGCTCAGTTTCAATCTTCTCTTCAATTAACACCAAATGAAACTGAAGGTTTAGCCACAATACGTAAACTTGAATCAGATGCGTACGGTAGTTATAACGCTTACAACCTTGGAGGCAAGACTGAATTTGAACCTATTGGTTCTGGGGATTCATCTGATGGAAAAAAGTTTGGAAAACCATTAATACAAATGACACTTGGTGAGATAATCAAGCTAGGAGACGCAGGTAAGATTCACGCTACTGGTGCTTATCAATTTACTCATAATACTGGTAGTTTCAAGGAAGCTATGCGTATGGCTCGCTTAACTCCTGATGATGTATTTACACCAGAAAATCAAGACAAAATGGCGATACTTTTTCTCCGAGCATATGGTCCTGATAGGTGGAGTGCTCTTAAGAAAAATCCACAAGCACGAGCTAAAGTTTTAGCTGCATCAAAGCGCTAACCATTACATATACTATTATGGACAAAAATTATTTAAATCAATTCGTTGAAATTGGTGACTCTGAGACTATTAGAAATGGACCTGCAGAGTTAGAGTCCAGACGCTATGGCAGAGATGACTCACCCGATAATATGAAATACGGGTCACCAAGAAAGTATCGTAATGGTAATCAACTTGGTTGGGATTTTACTACTAACGATGGTAAATCATTACGTTTAAAAGGTGGTGCTCGTCTTGTTGGTGGTTATCAAACAGAAGCTGGTTATAAGTCCATTATTCAAACTCCTGATGGAGAACGATACTCATTCTTTCAATAATATAAATCATGACAATGGACCCATTTGACCCTTCGACTTACGATACCGAACGTCAATTAAGGGGTTATCTAAACAAGACTTCTAACTCAGAATATACCACTCCAAATGTTGAACCTGGTCGTCCAGGTCCTGACGGTAAGGTTGCCTCTACGGAGGCTCCTACTGAGCAGACTCAACAACCTACAGAACAAGTACAACAACCACCTACACAAGAACAACCTACTCAAAGTAATAAACTTGAGTTTAAAGGTGTGTCAAAAGAAGATGCTGAAGAGATGGGGTCTTTTTATGACAATCTAGTACCAAGAGCTGTTATTGATTTTGGTATGGATTTTGTTGGTAATTTAGGACCACTTGGAGCTAAATTAGATAATGCCTATGATGAATCAACAAGGTTTAAAAACCCCAATACTCAAGCTGCTAGAGATGTAGCTTCAGTCATTGTTCCAAGTGTAGCTGCTTCATTGATGGCTGGACCACTCGGATCTAAAGCAACCGCTGCTATTAACGGAGGCAAAGTTACACAAGGATTAGCAACTGCTGGTATTGCTGGCACGCTAGACGTTGCTATTGCTGGATTCTCTGATTATTCAGAACGTGATGAAGGTCTCATACGTGGTCTTGATAATTTCCTAGAAAAAATTAATAGACCATTGGGCATGAGAATGCCTCAAGCAATTACGGTAATGGACGATGATAGTCCTGCAGCACGTAAGCGCAAATTAATGTTTGAAGCTGGTGGGCTTTCAATCATTGGTGATGCTATTGGTTATACATTATCTGCTGGTAAACCAATTATGCGTTGGTTTGAACCTAAAGATCGCAAGGCTGCTACCTATAAACAGATCAAGATGAGAGAAAATCCTGATCCAGATACTGTATTTAGAACACAGGAACTGGATGAGGAAATCATGCAGCTTACAGATGAAATTGAAGCTGTTAATGGAGTAGGTGTTGAGGATTTAATCACTCGTAGAGATATGCTTTTAGAAGAGCAGGGTGCTCTTTACAAGGCTTACTTTAATACTGGTCGATCTAAATCTACAGCTGATCCTCTTGGTAGTTATGTGCAAGAAATGGATGCTAGTCGTGCTTGGCAAACAGATGAAGTTGGAGCCAAAAAAATTCAGGCTGATCCTGATCTAGCAGTTTTTGATCCAGACGTTCAATCCAAACTAGGTGAAGCTTCATCTAGACCTAGGCAATCTATTCCGCGTGCAAACGTCGCCAGGAACGCTGTAGACATCGCTGCAATCCGCTCAGGCGTGTCTGAAGGCGTACCTGCACCACTTCTTACCTATCCAATGTTAAAGGATGGTCTGGAGCTTAATACAAACTCACGTAGAATAGTTCGTGAATTAGTTGAAGATCATGCTAAAGCTGGTGAATATGGAGCTATTGTTGATGGTTTCAGGCTGACTAAAAAGCAGATTGATGAAAACCCTCTAGATTTATTTACTGAGATTGTACAAGCTAGGGATGTTAACCAATTAAGGGAAGCATTGGTACCTAAGAAGTACACAAAGATGATCGATGAAACATTTGGTGTTTCTCAATTAACTGATGCAGCCATTCCTCAAGTTGGTAAAGCAATTAAATATCTTACTAAAGAATTCCTTGGCGAAGATGTTGCTGCTATGTCAGCACGGGCTATCGAGACTACCGCAAAAGAAATCGAAGTATTTACTGACACCATGAGAGTGTTTAAGGGTCAGGCAGATGAAAATATTGTAATGGATACCATCATTGATAAGCTTACTTTCCTTAGTGAAGAGTATGGTACTGCCAAATATACTGCTGGTTGGTCGCTACGTAACTTTAAATGGTGGGAACGTAAACCTGATGCAGAACAGCTAGCTGAACAATTTACAGAATTTGTAAAGAAAAACCATGAATCTGCACTTAACTTTAATAGAGAACTTAAGCAGTTAAAAAATACCGATATTGAATCAGCAAGGACATTAATGCTAGCTTATGACCTTACAGAAGGTAAGGTTGACTCAATGGCTGCTGTTAATGCCTGGGCTAAGCAACAGCTATCTCCTATGGGTATGCTGAAAGCTGGTCCAGATGGACGTAATGCCTTTAGTGAAGGTCTATGGGGAGTTCTTTATAACAATGTACTGTCTGGTCTATCTGCTGGTAGAGCAGCTCTTGGTGCAATGTCTGGTCTAGTTATGAAGCCTGTTGATTATATGGTAGGTGCTGGTGTACGTGGTTCTTTAGGTAAGGATTTTACTCCACTAAGACAAGGTTTCTATGCTTTTGCTGTAGAACGAGATACTATCGGTCGAGCATTCCAGTATGGATGGCAAACGTTTAAAAAAGCTAGCCATAGTCCTGAGCAGTTTATTGATTTAATGCGTAAAGATCATAACTACGCTTCTTCTATTAGAGGAAAACTAGAAGTTCTTGACAGGATGAGTGATGAATTTATCAAGAATAAGGATTTTGGTAGTCTTGCGATGTTGCGTTGGACACAACGTAATTATGAGGCATCTTTAAGTCCTTTTATGCGTTATGGCACTAATCTAATGATTGGTGTTGATGCTATGACTTCATATATGACTGCAACAATGGTGTCTAAGTTTAAGGCACTTGATTCAGCGTATGTTAGTGGCATGACAATGGATGATATTAAAATCCTGGAGTCGCAACGTAAGCATTTTGAACAAGTTTTTGATCCTAAAACTAACCTTATCAAGAGTGATTGGTTAAATAATCAGTCAAGAGATATAGCACTTAATGAGGAAACTGACTTAGCAAACAACCTAGGAGCTTTGATTAGTAAATATCCTGCTCTTCAATACTTAATTATGTTCCCTAACACATCGATTAATGCGATGAGGAAGATGATTAGTTATACGCCATTTAGTTTATTGCCTAATTCTAATCGATATGCCAAGACTATTTATGCTAATACTCCTGAGCAGTTCGATGAAGTTATGTCTTTGCATAAAATAGATGTTAACGATCCCGATAAACTTAGGATTGTTCAAAATCTACAGAATGAATATACTGGTCGTATTGCTACTGGTAGTATGCTTGTAGCTGGTCTTGCTAATTATGGATTTGGTGGAAACATACGCGGTAATTATCCGAGAGATAGGAAAGGACGCAATGCTGTACTAAGTGAACCTGGTTGGAAACCTAAGCAAATCAGATTAGGAGGTAACTGGTATTCATATGATGGCGTTATTCCCCTTGATCCCCTACTTACAATTATTGGTGATCTAAGTTATTACGCTAATGATATTTCTGAACCATTTAAAGAAGATTTGATGCAGAAATTGACTTGGACTATGACTCAATCGTTCGCTGGTCAAACACCTATGAGCGGTCTAGAACCTATTGTCGCCACACTTGCCGGTGATGATGGAGCTATGCAGCGTTTCTTGACTAATACGGCACGTATGGCTATACCTTTGTCTAGTGCTCAAGGTGTACTTGCTAAAGCAGTAACTAATGCTAATAAAGAAATCTATAATGACCTTCAAAACTACATTGGTAGCCGTATACCTTTCGTTAATTTAGCTGTACCTGATAAGATTGATTGGTGGACAGGTAACCCTGTCAATGAAATTGATAACCCTATGCTTCGTCTTCTTAATGCTGTTAATCCTATTCCGGTTACGCAGAATCAAGAACCATGGCGTGTATGGATTAATCAATCTGGACTAGATCTTTCGACTTCACTGCTTACCGATTCAACCGGTACACATACGTATAGTGCACAAGAGCGCACCATAATGGCTGGATTAATTGGTGAACAGCAAATCTGGAAGAAAATTTATGGCAACGGTAAGCCTTCTGGCAACGGCATTATGTTTAATAAAAAATATAATGATCAATTAGATATAGTCCGTGCTGAATTGGCGACTGGTAAGACCTATGATGAGTTGCAGCCAAATGTGAAAGATCTTCCGGTAATAACGGTACTAAATAATCTAGTTAATGAAGCAAAAGCTAATGCTGAAATTGAAATGTTTAAACTTTATCCTTCTATTGAGGAGAAGATTATTGGTAGAAAGATGATTAGACAAACAATGAAGGCTGGTGATCCAAGTAAGGCTTACTCTCTTGCCGAAAAAACACAACAAGAACTACAAGAACTAGGTAAATTTAAATGAGTTACGCACAAAATATCTTTACTACCACCAGTCCTAATGAAACAGACTTTGTTATCACTTGGACACCGCCTTATTACATGACAACTGCTGATGTAAAAGCGGAGGTAGATAAAGTTGCCTGGACTGTTGTTTCTGTTTCAGGCACTAATGTCACATTAGCAACAGGTATTCCTGTAGATTCTACAGTTAGGATTTACCGTGAGACTGATGTTTCAAGCAATGAGGTTGATTTCTTAGCTGGCTCACCATTCAGAGCAGGAGATGTCAACGAAAACTTTAATCAGACACTTTTTGCTATCCAAGAAGCTCTGACATCTGATGAAAACCATGAAGCTGATATTGATAGGCTTGAAGGTTTAATCAATACTATTCTTGCACTGTTAAATAATAACATTCAATTTGTTCAAGTCGCTAACGTAGCTGCATTAGACACTGTTGCAGCCACTGATCCTGAAAACCTAAAGGGTTATGAGGTTGTCAATTCCACTGGTTTGGAAGGAGCTAACCCTGAAATACCTCTATTACCTCCAAAAGCTGGTACTGGTACTGGTGAGGATCCAGTAACTGGTGTCTATTGGGATTCTGGTATCTCTACTAAAGTCCTATGGGATAAAGCAAACCAGAATTGGATATATTTATCTTACTTTGCTACTAATGGTGATAACAGGTATCAACAGATCACTCTACAACAGGCTACTGCACCTAATGTAGCTGATTTTAAGAACGGTACTCTTTGGTTTAATACTACTGATCAGAACCTTTATGTTCTTTATGATGATTCAAGTACTCGTAGTTGGGTCTTAGTTGGACCATTAAGAGACGATCGTTACGTGAATAGAACTGGTGATTCTATGACCGGTGATCTGCTCTTAAATAATGCTAACCTTGTTTTTGAAGGTAGTACTGATGATGGCTTCGAAACAACACTAACGGTCACTGATCCTACTGCTGACAATTCAATTGTTCTACCTGATGTCAGCGGTAATGTCGTTACTACAGGAGATACAGGAACAGTTACAAGCACGATGATTGCAGACGGCACTATTGTCGATGCAGATGTCAATGCTAGTGCTGCTATTGGTCTAAGTAAGTTAGCAACTGGAGCACTTCCTACTGGTATCACAGTAGCTTCAGCTAATATTGTTGATGGATCAATTGTCAATGCTGATATTAACGCATCAGCTGCTATTGATTTAAGTAAGTTGGCTACAGGATCTCTTCCTACAGCCATTACCGTTACTTCAGCTAATATCGTTGACGATACAATCGTAGATGCCGATATTAATTCATCTGCTGCAATTGGTTTGAGTAAGCTTGCTACAGGTGCGCTGCCAACTGGTATTACTGTAGCCTCGGCTAATATCGTTGACGATACAATTGTGGATGCTGACATCAATTCATCTGCAGCTATTGGTCTAAGTAAGCTTGCTACAGGTGCACTTCCCACCGGCATTACTGTAGCTTCAGCTAATATTGTCGATGGAACTATTGTTGATGCAGATATAAATGCTAGTGCAGCTATTGATTTAACTAAACTAGGTTCAGGTGCACTACCTTCAAACATTACTGTTAACTCTGATAATATCACCAATCTATCTATCGTTAATGATGATGTAAATGCAAATGCTGAGATTGAAGTTAGTAAGCTTGCTAATGGTACAGCACGTCAATTACTTCAAACAGATGCTGCTGGTACTGGTGTTGAATTTACAAGTAATGTTGATGTTCCCGGAACGTTAGATGTAACAAGTACTG